CTCAAGTCGACCTGGGCTTGGGGGTGTGGTTTATGGATGCCGGGGTGCCGTCCCGGGGCTTTTGCGGAAACGCAGGGGTTGCTACAGGCATTTCGCGATGAGCTTGCTTTGCTGTGGCCTCAGTGGTCCAGATGAGGCGATGGAAATCGCGACGGGCGACCAGTTCAGTTTGGATGACGTACCGGAATGGATGTGGCACAAAGCCGGTGTTAGGCCCGGCAAGTGGACAATCATCGTCCCGGTGAGGTCAAAGGGGGTGGGTTGCGCGAGCGCCTGCTCCCTAGAACGGGTCGTCTGCAGGAGGGTGAATCTCACGGAATCAGAGTTTGCCCTCCTGGACAAGGTCGTTACCAACCAGCGACTCGCCGAATCGAAAAACAAGGTTTTTCGAGCCGTCGTTTACCAGCGCGCTGTCCAGATTTGGGCGAGCGGCAGTCAAGACCACGTGGCCATGCGCATGCTTGGGCCGTGGGCAATGTCGGCATGGACGAGTCAGACGAAACACAAGTTCACGACAAATGCTTGCCTGCCTTGCTTCTCCGAGAAGCAAAGAGTGAGGCTTGTACCGACTGTGTTTTCGTTCGCGCGCTCGGACTCTACGTTCGTGAATGGTTGGGGCAATGGCCAATACTACCCGCCTGCAGATGCGACCTCACCACCTGATGATAGCGGGGGTGAGGAGAAGCAGCGGGATCCAAGCAGTGGAACCCCAGCTGGAGTTGAGATGGCATGCCCACCCCGTCAGGAAGGCATGACCAACTCCCTGGGGTACCAACGTGAAGGTGTTGATTACACCAACTCGCATCCGTGCGGTGGCACAGACGCTGAGGATTCTGAAATTCGCGCAGAGGTCACAGGACGCATCATAGTCAAGGACTGTGGGGTGGGTGTCGTTGGTCAGAGTACTGATGATTCCAAACCCAAACAGGTTGTGGGGGTTGTTAACCTCCCGATTGCGGTCGAGCCAAATGTTTATGCGCAAGAGGTTCTCAATGCCATAAAAGCTATTGAGGAGCGCATTGACAAGAAGCAGCGGCCGTTTACTGGCACGGAAGAGGACAAGGTCAAGGTAGGGCGCTTTGTTGCTGCATCAATGAAGAACAACAGGAATGCCCCCTTCTCCTCGAAGAAGATATTTGACACGATACACACTCTTACGTACCAGGAGGCGAAGTCCAAGAAGTGGGCGAACGGCAGGATGGAGAATGCGATTGAAGCACTTTGCCAGCGCATTGACCCAAAATTCCGTTTGAAGGCGCAAGTAAAACTTGAACCCATGCCAGAGGGTAAGGCGCCTCGCTTGCTTATCGCTGACCAGGACGAAGGCCAGGTCATGGCTCTTATGACGATTTACGTCATAGAGTCTTTGATCAAGAAGCATTTTCCTCAAAAGGGCATTAAAGGCCTGTCCAAGAAGGATGCGATTAAGAGGGTGATGGATTCGTGCAGGGTACCAAAGAAGGTGGCGAAGAAACTCATCACAGTCTTCGAGGGCGATGGTTCCGCGTGGGATACCACGTGCAGTGCGACCATTCGCGACTGGGTTGAGAATCCCATCATTGCACACGTTGGCAAACATGTCAACGCGTTCCTGCATTCCTCACCTGAATCCTGGGCCGAGCAGCATGGAAAAGTTTGTTGCGACAAAACGCTGACAATGTCGTATACTAAGAACAAGGAGATGATCAAATTGACCATCGCCGCCATTCGGAGATCTGGACATCGTGGAACTTCGACCCTGAATTGGTGGATGAACTTTACATGCTGGCATTGCGCCATTTTCGAAGACCCGGAGGCATTCTTGAATCCCGACGTTAAGTGGGGAACGGATGTTTGCGGTACTCATCGTTGGCTCGTGAGTGCATTTGAGGGAGATGATTCTTTCCTCACGACGAGCCCCTCTGTCACGTCCCAGCTGGATGTCTCCATTCTCCAGTTTTGGGAACGAATCGGCTTCAACATGAAAATCGAGAAACGGGACAAGCACGCCTTGTTTGTGGGCTATCGTATTGCCCTCGACGAGTGTGGGCCGAAAGTTGATGACAGGGGGAATTACTTCTACATTCCGGAGGTGGATCGGTGCATGGGCCGCGCTGGGACGAGTACGAGCCCAGATGCCGTGGCGGCTTTCAAGAAAGATGATAAGGCAACGCTGAGGCAGTTGTCTGGCACCGCAGCCATGTCCCGCGCCTATGAGTTCGCGGGCGTGTGCCCAACCATCTCCGAGAAGTACCTCAATTACGCTCTGAGCAACGGGTTTCGAGTCGACCATGATTTGAAGATGAGGCTCAATCCCGATAACCACATGGACCAATACTGGAGGGGCGACCCGGTCGAGGAGACCGAGCTTGTTGATTCCATTCGAGCCCTCAATGGCATGTGTTCCATTGAGGATGAAATCCTCCAGAGTACTGGTTTCCAAGTGACGGATAGCGAGAAGAATGCGTTCCAGGACTACACCTGGGACTATGACACGTTGGTGAGCTGGGAGGGGTTCCGTGACTCCTTGCCGGCTACCTGGCGCTCGTAGTGCCACACTGCTTGCAGGTAATTCGATGCTGTACTAATTAGAAAGTCCCAGGGTGCACGGAGGAAATGCCGTGCGCGAGAGAGCGAGACGACACTGCAAACACGGGGTTGCACCCCCCCCGCCCCGTCGTCAGGGTTTTGATGGGATGGACCCTTTGAGCTCGCCTTATTCTTCACCCCTCATTGAGGGTTGAGCCTGGTGGATTGCGTGAAGGGGCGCACCTGAGGTGAAGGCCGTGGGAGGCCCGGATTTCGTCACCGGGTTGTTTTGGCCAACTTAAC